GCCTTGATGAGAGCCTGTCTTCCTTGTAGTACACGCTTCCAGAAATCAAATGTACGCTCCTCTATCATCTCCACGATAGACTCGTTCCTATGTATGGGAAATACCTTGAAGTTCCTACCGTCAATAAGCATGGCTATCTCGGAGTAATCACACTCCATTATCATCATCTGCTGATGTACCTGTAAAATGTACATGTCAGGAACGCCTTCATACTTCTTGTAGACAAAACCATTCATAGTCTTGATCTCCAACGGACAGTTCTTTGTTGTTACCTCGTTAGAAATCGTTCCGTCATCATTCAGTTTTCTTGAACCCTTTAAAATCACCCTATCGATGTTGCAGTACAAGTGAGGGTACTTTGGGTTCTGAATGAATCCAACGAGTTGACGAGCCTGACGTATGATTCTTCCAGTCTCAAAGTTCTCCATATACCCATCCTCTGTTCCGTCATAGTAACGCCAAAGGTTAGCAACGTATTCCTCTTGATGTATTCCGTGAAACGCTGGAGCTGACATTGACTTGTCTGACTCCATAGTGCCAACCTTCTCGTGGAATAACTGCATGGGAGTTGGTTTGTAAGGACTGAGACCACACACTATGGCCGCAGACGATGCTCCTAACCCATTCTGTCTGTACTCAAACCACTCAGGGGTTCTGTCTTTGATTTTTGTCACCCAGCTTTTCTTCATCTTTCTTTTGTTTTTGTTTTGCTAATTTAATTGGTTAGGTCGTAATCTATTTGAGGACTGAAATTAAAATGGAACTTCTTCATCCGTTTCGTTAGCATACGGAAACCTTGCTTGTTCCATTGCACTTGAGAAACCAGACTCAGGAACAACATAAGCAGTTTTTTCTTCATCAAATGGAGTGTAATCCCCATCATAGAATCTACGTTCAAAAACATCATATGTCAGAATACATTCACCAGTATTACCGTTAATGTTCTTCTTCTTGATCTTCTTGGAGAAAAACTGAGATGTTGTGTCAGATGGATTTGAGTTGTAGTATGGTCGGTGGAACAGAAGTAAGTTATCTGTTTTATTCAGCGTAATAGCACCACCTGCAATATTATACACGCCAGGCGGTCTGTAATCCCCTGTTCGTTCGTCTCTTATTAATGATGAGTTTGGGTGCATGACGATTATCATGTAGATGTTATTCTCAAGTGTAAATTTCTTTTGTACCCTGAAGAACTCTTGAAGATACTGATCATCCCTTATTCTTGAGCTGAAATCTCTAACAAGGGAATTGAATGGGTCTATCAGACATCCATCCACATTCTCCTTCACCATCAATTCTACGAATTTTCTATTGATGTACTCTTGGGTAGGTGATTTTTCGTCAGGATAGATGAAGAAGAAATGCTTGTTTATCTTTTCAGCCGCTTTCCTATACTCATCTTCAGACATCTGATTCTTGTGGTGCTTATGTACGCTCTTTCCAACAAGTGTATGTATAAGCTGATTGTAGAAAGACACTGGAGGGTAATTCTCTGGAGAAAATATAGCCCACTTGTAACCATCACGGATGGACTTGATCAGCATGAGCTGTAGCATCATCTCGGTCTTACCAAAATTGGCAATTCCGAACATAACAGTTATCTCACCTCTACACCATCTCCATCTATCGTCAATGCATGGAAAGTAAGTTGTTTCACCCTCTGTATCTCCTGAATGGAATGAGGATAGCATCTCAGGCATAATGTCATTCAGGTATATAACATCCTCAAGCGGTCCCTCAAGGTTTTCAAGTTCCTCTTCTATGCTTTCCTTGGTAACAGTGCTGATAAGGTGATCATCCTCGGTGAACTGTGCTGTTCCAAAATCAGAAGCATAGTTCCTGTAAACGGAATTGAGTATCACATCCAACTCCTTTACGTGAAAGCTACCACCGCAGAAGTCGTTGATCATAACATCCCTGACCTCATCCTTTACTAATCCGAACCTCAGACATCCACAACAAAGTTTGAATACGAAGTTGTTACGGTTGCCCTCAAAGAATCCTTCACCCTTGTTGACCATCCACTTCTTGAGTCTTTCGTAAACGGTGTTCTGAGTTGTGTTTACGACAGGAACAGCTTCATACGTTTTGACAACGAACCTGTCATACACTTCCCACTTACGGGCAATGTAAATGTTCGGGTCATACGACTCAAAGCAAACCCTGCTGAGATTTCTTCCTGTTTGATCAAGGTCTTTGAAGTCTTCAAGCAGTGCGTCAAAATGCTCAAGATGTTTGTTAGGCTCGGAAACTTCTACCAATGCCTTCACACCGTTACCACTTGGAGATACCCAACATGAAACGACATACTTGTTCTTTTTCAGTTCAGCTATCTTGTCTTTGATGTTGCACTTATCAAAATCCAAGCATATCAGACCAGTGTATGAGATGATGTTGTTGTCGTTCCTGGACTTGAACACACCAGAGAACAGTGGCGATGGAAGTGACTTCTTAACACTATCACGCTCCTTTCCATGAGGAAGTCTTCTTACATGTTCTACCTTATCCCTGCTTTTGCCTTTCTTGATGCGACTGAGAGCCTGACCTACAGTTATCACATGATTGGAGTCCACATCGAACAGACTCTCATAAATACTTATTTCTCTTTCAAACAGTTTTTTCATTACCTTCTTGTTTTCCAAGCATCACCATAAGGCTCGTACTGTACTCTTGCATTCATCACATTCCTGACATACTCATCACCTTCTCCTCTGAGTTCTGCCTCATGCATTGATGTAGGTGAAAGGTCTCGCACAATATTACGAGCCTCAGACATTGGTACAAATATACAACCATCATCTAATTGTATTGTCCTGTCTGTTTTTTTATGATTATTCTTGAACCACGTATTATTAAGAAGACCCTTCCAGTCATCAATCTTAGAACCATCCTTTACAACCCAACCTTTTACGGTGTAATGAGCATAGAATTTTTCTGCAAGAGATTTAGAGTATCCACGCTCCAAAACATAATCTATCACTTCATTTATGCTTGGCGCATTAATATTATTTCTTTCTTTTTTTCCTTCTTTACTTTCTTCCTTTCTTCTTATGTACCCCCCTTGCGTATCCCCTTGCGTATCCTCTTGCGTGGTACTTAGTGTTGTCTCTTGCGTTTCCCTTGCGTTTCCATCATAGTCGTAACTATCGTATTTACAGACAGTTATGAGTGTCGTTGAGTGTTTCCCACTTCCTATTGTTCCTCTCCTTATCAAACCATCTTCCTCAAGCATGTCAAAGAACCTTACAACTGACTTCGTTCCTGTCTTAAAAATGCTTGCCCATGTTCTTATACTGTTAGGTGATTGACCACGTTTCACCTCGTAAGTTTTATACCCTAATGCCATCCTTCTGTCCGAGTAATTTACATCAATGAGTATGGTCAACCACCACTTTAGTTTCTTCTCATCAGACCACAACCAGTGTTCGGTTATGTTTCTGTCAATTTTAATCCATCCCATAAATCATATTATTTCAACAGGTCATCTATCTGATTCTGAATATCCACCTCAACCATGAACCTGGAAGACTCTATTACCATCTTCATTGTCTCCAGCATGGTTATCGCAGAATCTTTCATGTCATCACTTGCCTCTTTATGCTCGGACGATGTTGCTGCCAAAGCAGAGGAAAGCCCCAAGAATATCATCTTCAGTGGCGTTCCATCAAAGTGTTCAGATACTCCCATGAGCATCATTCCGTTAACTGTCTGTGTAAGGATCTCGTCTATTTCTTCTTCTTTCATTGTTCCTGTCTTAAATTAATGTCATCGAATACACCATCCCTCCTGTAAGTAACCAGGATAGGAAGATAATTAGTGTTCCATACTTCTTCGCCTGAAGTGTTCCCTTCTTGGCTCGGTGGTTGCAGAGGATTATTTCGTGTTTCATTCTTCTTCTTTTTCAATTTCGCCCGTTCCATTGCAAGTATCGCAGTCCACATCATAACCACAACCACCACAGCAATCTCCTCTGTATGTTGTGCATTGTCTTGATGTGTCGTTGTACCAAGTACCTTCACCGTTGCAGTCAGGACACTCAATCATTTCAACTTCTTTTGGTTCAACGCAGAATCCACAGGTCTGTTTGTCCTTTTGCTTTTCCGAAGGTAACTCCGAACCTTCATTCTCTTTGGTGTCAAGGCTTTCAGAATGTTTTTCATCTGTCAATTCCGTAGCTGGTTCAACGCAGAATCCGCAGGTCTGTTTGTCCTGTTGAGCTTCATCCCAACCTTGCAAGTATGCTTCTCTGAGTGGCTTCAATCTGTCAACGTCAAACTCTTCAAAAATTGGGTAAAGTTCCAATGCCCTCGCTTCTGCTTGTTCTCTTGTTTTCATTTTATCGTGTCTCCTATGTTATACTTTGATTCGTAATCGCAGAATGAAATCACTCTACCATTGGCAGATTGGTATTCATACCTGCAATAGCTTTCATTACAAGCTCCGCTATTTGGGTTTTTGTAAATAATGATGTAGGGCTTTTGCGGCAATGGTTGTGATTCGCAAGAAACCATAACAACTACCAATATAAATAGTATCTTTTTCATCCCTTGTTTTTAAAAGTTCGTTTTCAATTTGCGGTGTTACACTTTTTGTGTTAAATTAATTGACTAACATACGTTGCAAACATAGGGTCTTTTATATCAATAAGGTCATCTGATTTATTTCTCCAATGCAGTAGTGTTGTTCTGTCCTTATCGAAGAACTCTTTAACCGCACATTCCATACTTGACGTTCTACCATACTTTATCTCAGAAGCTTTATAGATTGCCATTCTCTTCGTTGTATTATCAACACCACGTACTTTATTCTGCTTGACATCATACTTGATCTGGTCACACATGTTTGCTATGTCTGCCTTGATAACATCTACCTCTTGTATGTCTATTGGCTCTGGAATGTATATCTGATTAACTCTGTCTATCAGTACGTCAACGTTCCTGCCATCAACTCCTATCATATCCCTCCATTGATTGAGTATGTCAATTATTGCTTGTTTTTCTTCCTTTTTCATCTGTCTATCTCTATCAGTATTCCGTTATTGTAGAACATCAGGTCTCCGTGTTCAAACATTTCGGAGCCTCGCAAGTTAAGCATTGTCATCGTAAGCTCAAATGCGTGATCATAATTATCCAGCTCCAGTGTTATCTTATTACCGAGACGCTTGAATATCTCAGCGTCAGGATGGTCATTAGCCACCCTTACTATCAATTTAACCTCTCCTTTCATCTATCAGTTTTTTTAGTTGTTCTACTGTTCTTACTCTTATTGACCTTTCATATGGGAATGATGCATGGTCATCGATAGGTCTCTCATCTATCATGTAGTAGACATCGAGCCTGTCATCATCATCATACGCATAAAGCGTAATGTCTCCCATTCTGTACAGAGGGTATTCCCTACTGAATCCAATCTCTATTAAGTCTCTTTCTCTTACCATTTTAGTATATAATAAATAGCTGGCAATACCTGTCCGCCTATGTATATGATGTAAAACCACATTTCAAATTGTTGCTTTTGTTTTCTGTTCATTTTTCCTGAAGTAATCTTTGTACACTTGTTTTGTAATAGAACTTTCCTCTTGATGTTTTGTAACCTGCTTCATTAAGCCTCATGGCTATAGTGCAGTATCCAAGCCCTTGTCTCCGTAACTCCTGAGCAAATGGTCTTGCAACATTCTTGTTTCTGTTGTTACGTGCTTTCTCCTTCCATGCTTTGTTGGCAGGAGCGGTATTGGGATTGTCACACCCACCAAGCTTGGTTATCCTGTTGCCAGCCTTGGATATGTAAAACCCATCTCGCTCAATGATCTTCTTGATGGACTGAGCAGCCGCCTTGTTTCGTTCAGATATGATGTCAGCCTCATGCTCTGCCACTGCCGCAAAGAGATGTATGGTCAACTTGTTAGCGTGTGGCATATCGCAACACACGAAGTCAACACCTGACTGATAGAGGCTTGAAACGAAATGCACGTTACGAGACAGTCGGTCTATCTTGGCTATTACAAGAGTAGCACCCTCATCCTGGCATCTTTGAATTGCCTTTTGAAGTATAGGTCGTTTGCCCTTGCTTGTACCAGATTCAACCTCAGTGAACTCTTCAAGTATGACATCGTTCCTGACATGCCCAAGAACCATCCTCTTCTGAGCATCAAGACCAAGACCAGAGTCACCCTGCTTGCGTGTTGATACCCTGTA